AGTAGAACATATGTCAAATGAGTTAGACGAAAAGTTCGTCGAGAAATCTGGTGGCGACGTTGTACCTGCGGCTGAAGTCCAGGATACAGTTTCTCCAGAAGGCGGCGAAATCAAAAAGAAAAAGGCAGATGTCAAAAAGAAAGTCGATGCAACGGCTGACAAAGTAGACAAAGTCACTCCAGGCCAAGGTGCTGTTGCAGAAGAAGCTGAAGAAGCTGATTCTGAAGTAGTAGTTGAAGAAGTAGTTGAAATTGAGGAATCAATCCAAGCTATGTTCGAAGGCATGGACCTTTCCGAAGAATTTACATCTAAAGTAACACTAGTATTTGAAGCGGCTGTTAATGAAGCAGCAACTGCAAAAGCTGACGTTATTATTGCAGAAAAAACTGAAACTCTAGAAGTAGAGATGAAAGAATCAGTAGACACTGCAGTAGAAAAGATCGTTGAAAATCTTGATTCTTATCTCGACTACGTAGTAGAAGAGTGGATGAAAGAGAACGAGCTTGCTATTGAAACCGGCGTTAAGGTTGAGATGGCTGAGTCATTAATGACTGGTCTTAAAGGACTATTTGAAGAGCACAACATTGAAATCGATGATGAAACTATCGACGTAGTTGCTGGCTTGGAAGAAGAAGTTCAAGAACTTAAGGCTACTGCTAATGAAAAGATCAGTGAAAACGTTGATCTACAGAAGCAGGTTGCATCACTTAATGCAGATAGAGTATTTGACGAAATTACCGAAGACTTGACTATCACCCAGCGTGAGAGACTTAAAGTTCTTTCTGAGAAACTCGACGTACAAGATATTGCGGAATACAAAACCGATCTTTCAACACTTAAGGAATCTTTCTTTGCTAAGAAAGCTACCGTAGTTGAGGAAGCTGAGGAAGAGCAAGAAATCATTACTGAAGAAACAGCGGTTAAGGGACCAGTCTCTGATCACTCTTCAATTAATGCTCTCGTTGAGTCTCTAAACGCAAGAAACAAATAACCCAAAACAATAATATTATAAATAGATCCAGATAGAACTTATTTAAACAAGGAGATAGACAATTATGGCACAGTCAAACTATCAAGCTCTTGTGGAGAAGTGGGGCCCCATTTTGGAGCACGACTCTTTTTCACCAATTGCAGATCAACACAAGAAATCTGTCACTGCGACAATTCTTGAAAACACAGAAAAGGCTCTCGTAGAATCAGGTGATATCTCTGCTTCTATGACCGGTCTTCTTAGCGAAACTACAGTAACAGGCGATGGCGGCTTCGGCTCAGCTTCAACTGCTGCTGGTCCAACTGCTGGTTATGATCCAGTATTAATCTCATTAGTACGTCGTGCAATGCCTAACTTAATGGCATACGATATTGCTGGTGTGCAGCCAATGACAGGTCCAACAGGACTTATCTTTGCAATGCGTTCAACTTACACTAACCAAGCTGGCGGCGAAGCTTTCTATAACGAAGCTGATACTGACTTTTCTGGTGCTGGTGCTCATCTTAATAAATTGGGTGAAGGTTCAGAAACTACTGGTACTGGTATGGCAACCGATGCTGCTGAAGCATTAGGTGCTGGTCTAGAAGTTGGCGGAACCGGTGTTGCTGGTGACCCAGTTGCTCCTGCTACTTCATTCGGCGAAATGGCCTTCTCAATCGAGAAAGTTACAGTTGCTGCGAAGTCAAGAGCTCTGAAAGCTGAATACACTACTGAGCTTGCTCAGGACCTTAAAGCAGTTCACGGCTTAGATGCTGAAACTGAATTAGCCAACATTCTCCAGTCTGAAATCTTAGTTGAGATCAACAGAGAATTGGTTCGTACAATCTACTCAAATGCTGTTGCTGGTGCAACTGCTACAGCCGCTCCAGGAACATTCGACTTAGACGTTGATGCAAATGGTCGTTGGTCAGTAGAGAAGTTCAAAGGTTTAATGTTCCAAATCGAGCAAGAAGCTAACGCTATTGCAAAAGGAACCAGACGTGGTAAAGGTAACATCGTAATTTGTTCTTCAGACGTAGCTTCTGCATTACAAATGGCCGGTGTACTTGATTACACTCCTGCTCTTAACAGCAACGCTCTTTCAGTAGATGATACTGGTAATACTTTTGCTGGTGTACTTAACGGTCGCTACAAAGTATATATCGATCCATATGCTGGCAGTAACTACCTAGTTGTAGGCTATAAAGGTTCTTCATCTTTCGATGCTGGTATCTTCTATTGCCCATACGTTCCATTACAAATGGTTCGTGCAGTTGGTGAGAATAGCTTCCAACCAAAAATCGGGTTTAAGACTCGTTACGGTATGGTATCTAACCCATATGCTAAAGGAGCTGTTCAAGGTTCTGGTGCATTGGATGCAGATTCTAACGTATACTATCGTAGAGTTGGTATCGCAAACTTATTCTAAGTTAAGATACAATAATAAGAAGGGTGGGTTAAACCACCCCATTATTAATAAGATTAG